AAGATGCTATTGCTTGTATTAAGCTATCAGTCAAAGTTATGCTTGAACTTGTAGAACCTTTTTGCACTATCCATTCAAATTTTTCAGCAGTTTGTGTTGCTGTAGATACTGCGGTTTCTGCCTTATTATTAGCTTCCCAACTGCTTAGATATACAGGAGTAGTAAAAGCTATTGAATTATCAGTATAAGTAATTTTATTAACTTGCCATAAATATTTACCTGTCTGATAAGCTGGGATATTTGTTGTCCACCCTGTAGCTGAAGTGCTTGGAGCTGATGTTTTACTATAGTGTACATAATATAATATCTGCACTTGTTTTACGCCAATGCCTTCAGTACCTTGATCACCCTTAATTTTAGCCCAAGTATAACTACTTGTATCATGTGAGTCACTTGGATTAAAATCTGTATAAGTTCCGATATAAGTACCTACAGTTTCACCGTTATATGATGTAAAAGTATTTCCTCCGTCATCAGAATATTTAATGTGTAGATAGCTTGTTTTCCCATCTGTTCCAACTCCAGGTATTCCTTGTTCTCCTTTTTCACCTTGTAAACCTTGGAATCTATACCAAATATATTTATTCGGGTCAGTACTATCTGAAGGGTCAAAGTCTACATAAGTCCCTATATAAATATTAGGTGTTTCAGACATTTGATAAGCTGAAGTGGGGTTAGCAACACTGGAATATTTTATATGAAAATAAGATGTTCGCCCATCTCCATCTTTACCAGGTACTCCCTGTTCTCCCTTTTCTCCTTGTAATCCTTGAAGTCCTCGTTCTCCTTTATCCCCCTTAGCTCCAGTAATACATACAGGGTTGCCATACGTTTTGTTTCCCTTGTTTGTTACATATACATCTCTTAACCATATATATTTACCAGCTTGCGGAGCAGGAGCAGTTTTATCCCAAGTACCTTCTGTTGTAGTAGTATTACTAGCAGATAAGTAGAATTCATTATAAGTTTCTTTGATAGACCCATCCACTACAGTAGTAGTGCTTGTTACAGTGGATTTAATACTATCAACAGTTTGTTTAATTTGAGACGCTTTTGAAATAGCAGCTTCTGCTTTTGAATTAGCATCATTAGCTACCCCCTCTATAGTACCTACATTTGTCTCAATTCCATTAACAGTTTGAGATAGAGTTGAATATAACACTTTTAATTTAACTTTATTTCCATCAGCATCTTCTACAAATCCATCAGATACTAAGGATTCTATTTTGCCATTTTGTTCATCTACTATAAGTTTTGTCTGTTTAAGTTCGGGGATTTTTTCTCCATCAATATACAAAACACCATCTTCATCTAAATATAAAGTCGTTTTTTCTCCGTTATTCGTAAGTATGTTTACTATATCCTTTATATTAGCATTCAATTTTATGGATTCTATTTTATCTATTCTCTCATTAATGCTAGTATTTTTTTTACCTTGAAATAAAGTAATTGTATCACTATAACTTTGGTTATAGTCTACATATGCTTCTTCAAGTCGTTCTTGAGAACCTTGTGTAATTTCACCAGCTTCTAATATTTCACTAAGGATATTGATTATATTATCATAATTTGTATTGTAGTCTTCATATTGTTTTACATAATCCATTTATGTCACCTACACTTTTTTCGGTCTTGCTACAAATAATATTTTATCGGTTTTATTGTCTGTGATTAATCTTGTTTTCACACCATTTTCACACTGTGTTGATTCTATTGTATATACTGTACCTCCATCGTCTGTTTGCCCGATAACAATAGCTGCATGAGAGCAGTTCATATAACGACCATTCTCACCATTATTACGGTCCCAAAAGACAATGTCTCCCGCTTTTAAGTTGGAGTAATTGCTTATATCTACATCATGCAATACCCAACCATTTTTCACGCAGTATTCGGCTTGTTCTGCGGCTGTTCTTGGGAATGTAAAGGCCCAACTGTAAGATGTATTTCTTTTAACACTTGTCATTTTGTGATTCTTGTAAGGCGAATGATCGTAATCTATTCCCATATACGCAAATTTTGTCAGTGTACTACAATCTATTTGAGCTTTCTTACGGCTCGAATCATACCATTTACTTAAATTTTTATATGGATTTGAATATGACGCAGGAGTATATTTAGCTGTTGTAGAATATTGCCCTCTGTATTCAAGTCCTGTTTGGTTAAGATATGTTTTTGCTATTTCAGCTACCTTTTCTCCACCTTTAAAAGTATACTCAACTGTATGGTCTCCAGCCTTATCAACTGACACAGAGCCATAATACTTATAATTAATAGACGTATTAACGTTAGCCATGATTATTATCTTATAGATTGTATCTGGTTTTGGTACTAATTGACCGGCTACGCAATCTTCTCCTTCTAAATAGCATATCTTTGATTGTGTATATGTAAAATTATCTGTAGTAGTAAATTTTAATCTAGAATAATAGCTATTCACTACTTTGCTCGGCAACTTAAAGTATAAGCTTTTTAATTTATCATAATAATAGTTTTGTGTAGATTGCAGCACTACTTCTACACTTTTGCCAGATGGTTTTGTTGTAACAGTATCGTCATTACCAGTATCATCATCTCCACCCGTACTGCCACCCGTACTACCACTATTTTCTACTACGATTTTGTTTTTTATATTGTTAAATAACACTTGATAATTATCTTTAGTTTTTAAATGAACCCCATCATTTGTTAATAAAGATTTTAAAATTCCGTTTTCTTCAAGATCTGTACTTATATTAATTTGATATACATATTCATGTTCATTACAATATTCTGCTATTTCTGTATTAAATGTATCTATTGCTTTGTTATACTCTACGTAATTAGACATAGCTGAACCAACATGCAATTCTCTAGCTACAAATATTGGTACATTTGGATACTTTGTTTGTAATAAAGAAAGTAATGTTTTTAAACTGTTATACCCACTTTCATAAGGGTCATTAACTCCTAAATGTACAAATATATAAGGTACAGATGAAGGATATTCTGTAGTATCAGAATAAGAACCTACTTGAACTGTTTTTAATAACTGGCTATTCTTATAAAAATGGTAAGCACTAGCACCTATAACACATTTACTGATTATATTATTATTTACATCTGTTGTTTCATCAGATATTGTAGGTTCGTTTGTATCAGTTTGTTGCAAATCTTTTGGTCGTATAAAAAAAGCACTCGCTAATGTTTTGTAAGTACTTAGTTTGCTTATTTTAATCGCATCTGGTACCTCTGCCCATTTACTAGCATGTGCTATTTGATCATCACCTATATATACAGCAACGTGGTGAGTGGCTAAAAGTTTACGTTTATCCATATCATTTTGAGTCGGATTCTTTCCATCGGCAAACATTACACAATCACCTGGTATTGCTTTTTTACGTCCTTCTGCATTAGCTAACCACATCATACCGCCGTTATTTACTATTTCATCCATTATAGAACCACCAGAACAGTTTCCGTTATACATTGATTTAAGTCCTGCAGCCATATAACAACATGAAGCGAAAGAAGAACAGTCATAAGCAATAATACCTTTACCATCATTTGCACTTGTAGAAATTCCATAATAAGTAGATCCAATAGTTTGATACTTACCTTTTGAATTCATTTTTACACGTGAACCTTTTTTAATGTATACTCTTTTAGTATCATCTATAGTTCTTGGTACTTGTGAATACGATGCTTTACTATCTAAATGCAATTGTACAATTTCTTTTGCCTTAGCAATTATTTTGTTTCTAGTAGTTGTTAACTCAGTACTAGTAGATATAGGTATTGTCGTAGTTATTTTGGTATCTGATACTCCGTATCCGAATTTATTTCCATTCAAATCATATGTATATGGTAATTGTCCATTCTCTATCTTATACCATGCAACATATCCTTCTACGTTATTTACAGTACCTCCACCACCATTTTCTATATATTTTTTACGCCAGTCAGCAAATTCAAATCCACCATTTTCCAATACTTCATATGCTTTCTTTTGAACTTGTGAACTTTGAGCAGTTATTGAATTTTTATTTACAAATGTATAATTATATGTATCACATACATACTTTGATATTATCCAACTCATAGCTCCAACTCCCATATTGTAAGCTATAAGCCCCGCAAAGATATTTTGTCTAGCAAAATCTATAGCATATCTTAATTCATAGCATCCAAACATTATCTGATTTGATATATTTTTGTCGACTGCAATACCGTTTATAGTAGTGCTTCCTGCATCTCCAGGTCGCATAGTCGAGTAACTTGGAGTAAATGATTTTTTTGTACCATCTAAAAATTTAATAGTTTGAGGTTGGTTAAAATACACAGAACGTTCACATTGCATTATTCCGTATGCACCTTTTTCATTTTTAGTAGCATTGTAAGGGTCTCCACCACTTTCAGCCATAATAACAGCGTATACAAGATTTACATCTAATCCAAATTTACCAGCCCAGTATTTTACCATCGTTGATATTTTGTATTTATTAGAAGAAGAAATTACTTTTTCATATTCACTTGATTGCGATTTTACATTATTACCGACTCCTAGCGTTTGATATAAAGCTAAAGCAGTTGTATAATTTGTATTTTGAGTGGATTCCACTTTGAGCATATTGTATTTTCTCATAGAAACCATTCTAGAATCGCCAATCCAAAGACCTCCTTCTAATGTAGTTATTTTATTATTAGTAGTAGTATTGCCTTCATCTGGTTTTTGTTCAGGATTATTTCCTGTTATTTCACTAAACAATCTATCTATCAAATCCTTTTCTATACCTAGCTGCATCATATATTGTTTTATAGCTAATATTTCAGCAGGTGTTAACTTTCCAATACCCAAATTTAAAAGGTAATCTTTTAATTTGTCATATGGATCATACTTGCTTATCATATTAGAATAAGCTTTACTATAATTAGAAAATTCACATGTATTTTGAGATTCATCTGTAAAACTTATTTCTAATTTATTAACTCTAGCAGTTAACATCAGTGGTTCTGGATAAGTTCTATCTATTACCCTTACCGAATCACCCAATTCAATATCTTTACTTAACAGAGCTACATCGCATTCGTAATCAATTTTAGGATTTTTTCTTTCTTGCAAAGCTTCATAAGATTTTTCTAATAGCGTATATGGGTCCTCACAATCAGAATCTTCATATACACCGTAAATATATTTTTGAGGTACTCCATACATAGCATTAGCAAAATCATCCGCTATAAAATTTGCCCCTCTTGGTTTATCAGCTGGCTTACCAGCTTCTATACTCCATTCAGCTTCACGAAAATCCAAGTCATTTTTCCCTTTTCCTATAATAGCTGTACATAAATCTTCTGCATTTTCTTTTCTTTTAACATTATTAAGTTCTCTACTGTATTCAAATCTAGCACCATTGTCAGTACCTAATCTTTTTTTCATATCAATATACATACCAGTTACTTCGCTACCACTTGTTTCTATACGTATATCAAGTTCAGCTCCATAATCTTCTAAATGCTGAATAATTGTTTCATATACAGAAGTACTTCCATCTAAATCAATTAAAAAAGCTTTATTTAGTTCCTTATCTATATCTCCGACCTTAAAATCTGTATCTTGTAATACAGTTGTTAAAAACGTATTTAAATTACAGTTATTTATAGTTGTTTTAGGAACAATGCTATTATAAAGAATAAGTGATACTGACTCACAATAAGTAGTCATTTCTAAACAACCTTCATCATGATTTGTTTCTGTCTCTGTTATTGAAAATAAGTAATTTTTATTATTACGTTTAAATAAGATATAATTTCTTACTTTTAAATTACTCATTGTTCTTTCATTTACTATAGTTGTAAATTCAAATGTAGAAGCTGCATTTATTTCTTGTGTGAATGTATCATCAAAAAAGGGAGTAAGTCCTTTACCCCCATTAAATAAAACATCTACAATTTTTTTATTTCTGTCTAATATAAATAATGTTCTCAAATTCTTAAATCGCACCTCCTAGTCTAATTAAATTTTTCTATAAAGCTTATAGCAGCACTTAAACTGGTTGTTGAACTATAAACACTCACTGAATTTGTTCCTGGAACAAGTGGGAAAAATGTACTACCTATATCAACTTTTTCCATAAAAGATTGACCATTTTTTGTTACTGTTCCTTCGCTACAATCTATTTCTACTTTATCTCCAGCACTAAAAATTACAGGATTAAAAACTTCTGGTGTTTGCGGAGTTAAATTATGTACATTCATGCAAGTCATCGACATATTTTGTATTTTATAGTTTCCATAAGCAGCCATATAAAGTATTACATATGATAAATCTCCAGCAGGATACTTTTCGCTATATAACCCTTCACAAGTTAACGGTGTTGGTGGAGTTATAAGTCCATTGTTTCTATCTAATCTACTTATTTTTAAAGTCCAAACATCATCTTTTCTTTCAACGTGAAATCTTATATACCCACGATTCCAAGGTGAACTACTATCTCCCGATTTAATTTTAACTATATTGCCATCTTCATCCTTCTTTGTTTTAGGTGCTGGGCATTGAGTTGTATCTGTTAAAACTAAATTACTTCCTATATATGCACTTGGTTTCGTATCTCTATAGTAATAGTTATTATCTAGAAGTTGAAACTTAAATAATTTATTATTATTACTATCAAATCCATATAATTCAAGTAATCCTAGCATATCACTTGTTGTTGTTTCTGATGCTGAATCACTATCTTCTTTACCTATTACAGCTATAGCTGATGAAGAAGCTAATTTAGTTACGTAAGACATACTAACATATCCTTCAGAACCTTTGTATGTTGTTTTGCCCCATCCACTGCTAATATCTGTTATTTTTAATGAAGTCCCTTTTGGAATAGTTTTTTTAATTTTATATTTTGTTCCTCTACCAGATCTTAGGTGTAGATTTGCTGTAGTTTTATAATTATAAGATGAAGTTGATTCTGCAACTTTTGATAAATAGAACATATAACAATATCCTGTCTTACTATTATAAGTAACTTTACCCCAACCACCACTTATATCCGTTACAGAGACAATTGTTCCTTTTGGAATAGTTCCAAGTATTTTATAACTAGTCCCTCTTCCACTTCTAATTCTTAATGCAGCTGTTGTTTTATAGCTTCCATTTGTTCCGTTTCCACTTTGCCCTGTATCGCCATTTCCAAAGTCAACATAATCTGAATAAAAGCAAAAGAATCCATTAAGTATAAAGTTTTTCAAACTATTATCTAAATTTCTACGATAGCAGCATCCATGCCACCCAGTATCTTGTGAAGATGATATATTAGGAACAAAGCTATCACCATCATCACCTAGAACCATTGTATCGTTTGTAGCCCCTTCATCAACTGCATTACCTGCAGCAGTCCATCCAGATAAACTTTGACATCTTTCGTATAACACTAATTCCTCTTCTACAGCATCTTGTACTCCAACTTTTGGATATTGACCTATTAAAATCGACCCTTCTTGACTATCAACTTGTAAAAAAGTACTTTCTTCTTCGAATTCTACTGATATTTTAGGATATGTTTCAATATCACCTTCGTTTGTAACTTCTTCTTGACTATCATTATCGTAGTATTTTTCATCTCCTTTGTAGAAATATGGATCAGAACATATAAATTTTATTTCTCCCTCTCCATAGCAAGAGTTTTCTACTACAAATACATCTGAAAAGTTATAATTTTTAACAGCTGCGTTAATATATCTATCTTCTGAATTAATATATAATTTAGCTTCCCCTCTATGGTTAAAACAAGTTTTCATATCTTGAACAGTTTGATTATAACTATCTATATTTTTTGTTCTGACATTTATATTTAGTGTTATTTCCCTATCTTCATCTCTAGTAGAAAGAAAAATACTACCACTTCTATCTTGAATTGTTTTTGAGTTAATTTCTCTATCTGGAATAGTTGGTATTTCTTCTGATACTATTCCGAATCCATCAAAATCACTAACGATTATATCGTTATAAGCTAGATATGACATTATTTAGTACCTCTCTTTCTACTGTTTTTATTTCTTACATTTTTAAGTTCTCCGTCCATATACTGTGCTGTTGCCTTTGCTACAACTTTACCATCTAGCAATACTGGTATTTGAAGATAAATCGCTTTACTGTCTTTATTACTATTTGATTGTTTTCCTTCACTATAGCCATAACTATTAGTAGCCATTGCATAGCCAAACGCTTGACCTTTAGCAGCACTATTTAAACTCATAAAGGCACTACTTGCATTTTGCGCTACTTTCTTAGTTACTGTAGTTGTTGTTTTTGTAACATTAACTTTAGTATTCAACGTTCTATTAGTTGCATGAGCTATTTTATTCATATACGAAGATACAGAACTATAAGCTTGTGCCATTTGAGTTTGTATAACTTTACGCAAGGAAATAAAGTTTCTAGTCGCGTTATTTCTAGCATTTAATGATTGTGTATTAACAACTTTAGCTAGAGACATCATTTTAGTAGTAGCTATATTTCTAGCTTCTGATAATTGCGTACTTATAACTTTTTTAAGTGATATAAATTGGCTTGTTGCAGAATTTCTAGCATTAGTTGATTGATTTCTAACTATATTTGATATATTAACAAACTGATTTCTTGCTATATTAGAGCAAGATACAAATGAATTTTTAATAGAATCTCTCAATCCATTAAATGTAGTAGATAAATTATTCTTACAAGATTGAGCAGTTTTATCAAGGCTTTGTAATGCTTTATCTAATTTTGTTACTTGTGAAGCATCTAAATTTTTAAACGCTGAATCATCATTTCCAGTAAATAAACCTTTAAAAAAGCCTACTACCTTATCTTTTAATCCACCAAGCATTTCGAAGAAATCTCCAATATGCTCTATAACACCTTGTCCTATACCAGTTATTAAGAATTGCCCTACTTCTTCTGCCATCACTGTAGAAGGCGAATGTATTCCGAATAAATTTTTGAACCAATCTACAATGCCTTTTACAGCATTATCTATCATTTCACCTATATTAGGTATTCCTAATCCTTGACCTATACCAGCTATTAGATTTGTACCTATGTCTATACCCCATTTTTGCGCTGGACCAATCCAAACCGACATTATAGTGTCAAAGTTAAGTAAATTTCCAATTTGACTTGGTATACTTTCGAAAGCACCTCGTAATGCAGAACCAATAGCTGACCCAATAGCACTTACTGCATTAGGAATTTCAGCGGTAACACCAGAAATTAATCCACCTATAAGCGATGGCCCAACTTCTGCACCTAAAGTCCACATAACATCTTTTTTACCAACTATATACTCATTTACAACTTGAAATAATGTATCTGTTGCCTGTCTAATCAAATCTTGATTTTCTGTTATAGCTTCTTTTGCAGCTGACATAAGTGATTTAACAGCATTTTTTATATCAGCTCCGTTTTGAATAATCCAATTGCATATATTTTTTATAAATCCAGATATAACAGATGTTAAATCTCCAGATTGATATGAGTTTGTAATACCTTGGCATATTCCATGTACTATACTTGTTCCTATATCAAGTATTCCTTGCATAGAACCACCAGTAATAAAACCTTTAGCACTAGATATAGCATTTTGGATAGCTTGTGGTATTTGTTTAGCTGCATTTTGTACACTCTTAACAAGTCCAGAAGCAATTCCTCCATCGCTGTCTTTATATCCACCTAGTAATGCTTTTTCTAATCCTTGGTTTTGCCATGCTCCAAAGAACTCTGCTAATGTATTAGAAGCTCCTTTAATAGAACCTTTTAATTTTTCAAATACTTGTATTGCTTTACCTTCTATTGCAGATGCTAACGATAGTAAAGAACCTTTTGTATCGGAATCCATAGCCTTAGCCATTTTAGAAGATAAACCTTCTATAGTTTCTAAGTTCTTTTGATATTTTTTAAAGTCCTTATCAGACATTCTACATACTTCTGTTACTTCATCAAAGCTATCAGATAATCCTAAACTTTTTAAAGCTGCTTTTCTTTGATCATCAGATAATCCTTTTGTTGTTTCTCTTAGATATTCTAGCTTTTGAGAAGTATTTAAACTAGATAAACTTACATGGTCTGCTGATAATCCATATTTTTTCAATATTTTATTAGCTTCTTTGTAAGTCATATTAGCGTTTATTTGACTTTCTATTTGTTTCTTTTGTTTTTGTGTAAGTCCTGATGTATCACTGTCTATTTTAGAAATAGTCGAATCGTAATCGTATCCGCTTTTTACATTCTTAACGATTTCACTCTTTGTATTTTTCATAGCTCCACCAAGTTCACGCCATTTAACAGCACTCTTACCTGTAGCAGAATCCATTGACTCAAATACATCTAGCAAATCATTCATATTTTTCTTAGTTACTTTTCCATCAGCACCTAAAACTTGTATAGATAGTGCTAAATCTTTTGTTGAAAATCCTAAATCAGTTGCTCTTTCTTCTACAGAATCATATACATCTTTGAAATTATCTATAATTTTTCTAGCTTCATCGCCTTTTTTGCCCATTATAGACATATTTTCATTCCAAAATTGTACTGTAGATGTAGAGTTTTCTATCGAATCTGATAATTCATTCCAAGCACTTTCGCCTTGACTTAACATTGCTAAGATACCTGGAGCAGCATTTTTACCAACTATAGCAGTAAGTAATGCAACCTTTTGTGATTTTTCCATGCCATTCATAGCTGACATAAGCGTTTTACAAGTAGCAGCTAAATCTACATTTCCATCTGCTGTTGTTTTTAGATAACTTCCTGTTTCATCAGCAGTCATACCTAATTTTTTAAGCGCAGCTTCCATTTTATCTGTAGGTGCTGCCATATTCAATAGTTATTATCGTGAAGCTTTTTATCTTCACCTCTGGAGGTTTCCCTCATTTTCATCAGTATGTCATTTCATACCCAGTTTAGCGTACATTTTCACCTTCAACTTTACTTGTTAAGGCGTTCGACACTCTTGGAAGGATTATATTTATTCACCTTCTACGCGTTACGATACTTTATAGCCTTTCGTAATCTATAAAGTTATCTCGGTATTAACATATTATTTCTAACTTAGTCTCTACCGATATTGCCGAATGTTTTTTGAATAGTATTTCTACTAAACCGACCAATATTTTAGCCAACATATTCTTCAAAGACATACCTGCCTTCGAACCTTTTACCAATTGTTACAATAAGGCTCTTTATCCTTATCTCTCCTAGTTTCCTAAGAGTATCGGACTATCTCTTCACCATATTTTCTAAACTTAGGTGCAGGATTTCGTGGATATTTCAACTGTTCTAGTTTACTTTATCTAGTCTCTAAACCTTTCTATTATCCCTAATAGAAGTGGTAATTGATTGGCATATTAATTTTTGCAATTAACTTAGCTTTCCAATTTTAACCCTGTATTTTATGCTACTAATTTCTTAGTAACCGAGCATATATGTCTACCCGCATTTGCCATCAATCCAATAGCAGTATTTAAATCAGTTACATTTACTCCTAATGTACCAGCTTGTGCACCGCATTGAGTTAAAGCATATCCGTATAATTCTACATTAGTATTACTTCTTGTAATTGTAGAAGCTAATTTATCAACAAAATCACTTGCTTGATTTGCTTCCAATCCAAGTGCTGTTAGATCATCCATTATCTTACATCTAGGCTCTTTATCCTAGAACTCCTATTTTCATAAGAGGATGGGACTATATCATCACCTTCAACTTTACTTGTTAAGGTGTTCGGCGCTCGTGGGAGAAATTATTATTTGCCTATTCATTCTCCTAGTCTCTGAACCTTCCATGTACTTTTACGGCTTTCCATGGCTTGGTTGCTGATTAGCATATTAATATTAATTTATGGTATTAATATTAACTTAGCTTTCCAGCAATTCACCGAATCTTTTTTGAATAACATTTCTGTTAAACCGACCAATAATTTAGTCACGATATCTGAACAACTAGCGAGTGATTGTCCTGAAAGAATACTAAGGTTGACTACAGAATTAATTCCACTTAGCATCTCTGAGGCGTTCCAGCCTGCCATCTAAACTTCATTGTCTAGGCTCTTTATCCTAGAACTTAGGTTTCCCTAAGAGTTGGACTATCTCTTTACCTTCAACTTTACTTGTTAAGGTAGTGGATTTCGTGGGAGTTTTATCTGTTCTAGATTAATCCTCCTAGTCTCTAAACCTTCTATATGTCCCTATATAGATTGGTAATTGATTAGCGTATCTTTCGACTTAGCTTTCCAATTTTAACCCACTGTTTTTTACTATAAATTTCTTTATAGCTGACCATGTACGTTTAGCCATATATTCGAACCCTTGTCCGATTTGATAAGCTTGGAATCTAGTGGTACTCCCTAAATACTTAGCTTTATCACTTAATTGTTCTAATTGATTCCCTGTTGCTCCACTTAATTGTTGAACTTTATTCATTTGTGTTTCAAAGTTTATACCAGCGGTAGCTAATCCTTGTAATGATAGTGAAAATTCTGTAATAGACTCAAATGTAGTCTTTACTGCACTACCTAAAGAGGTAATAGCATTAGTTATAGGTGAAAAATCATTCTTCATATCAGTTAAACCTTCGAAGAATCTTTGCTTACCTGCTTCATATAATTTTTTTAAAGCACCTACTAATATGGTAACGGAAGCTATAATAGCTTTTACATTCCCTGGAATAGGCAATGAAGCTGAACTTATTCGGCTAAAAGCTTCACTGAAATTACCACTTTTAAATGCTGAAAAAATACCTGTTAAATTGCTTATAGAATCTTTTAGCTTTCCAGTAGAACTATTAGCACCTGTAGCTTTATCTCTTAAACTAGACATTGTTTTACTTACGCCAGATAATGCTTTATCTTTTATCGAGTTTATTTTATCTTTTAAACTAGTAATTTTTTTTGTACTATCAGCAGTTTTTTTACTTGTTTCAGATACTTTTCTATTTATCTTATCAACCTGCTTAGTAGCATTGCCTAACTTTACGCTATTTACATTTTTAAAATTCTTAGTTGTATTCTTAGTTGTATTATTTAATTGCTTAGTTTTATTATTTATTTTATCAACCTGTTTAGTGACATTATCAAGTTTTGTGTTTCCAGCCGTTTTAGTCTCTGTTTTAAACTTTTTAACCTGTTTATTAGCATTATCCATGCTTGATTTAAATTTTGAGACATCAGCCGTAATTTTAATATTTATTTTTTTGTTGTCACTCATTTAGTAATCACCTTTTGCCTTGTCATAGTCTCTAAACATATCTAATATCTGTTGCTTTTCTTCTTTTGTAGCTTTCTTTTTATCTTCCTTTTTACTATTTTCAAATACTTCAACAGGTGCAAATTTCTTACCACCTAAAAAAGCACCAATCGCATTATATACAGCATAGTAATTATAATAATAATTATCTTCTTGTTCTTGTTTGTATCCTTCTAAAATCAGCTTAGCTTCTTTATAAGTCAATGCATAAAAAGTAGTAGGCGACATTTTCATGCCCCCTACCAACTTTCTAAACAGGTTTTCAATTATATTAATAAAACTAAGCTTCTTTTCTTTTACTTTCCCTCATCAGCATCTTCGTCAGTTTCAATATTTTCTTTTGAACCTAAGCTTTCTGCTAATGTTTCCATTATTACATCTAATATGTCACTTATGTCATGACCTTCTCCGATGTATTGATCCATTAGTTCTCCTGCTTTATTTTCTGTCATTTTTACATTAGTTGATTTTAAAGCATAATAGAAGAATTTTCTTATTATTGGCATATTAAAATATATAGCGTCTAAATTCATTACATCTATGCCAGCGCCTTCCATAGCGCACATAGTATTTATAGTAAATTTTAGAGTATATTCTTTACCATTTATATTTAAAGTTTTACCTGTCATATTTCATTATATCCTTTCATTATACTTGTGGTGAAGCTGATGATTTATCTTCTAATTTACCAGCCCCAGATAAACTCATTGAATATTTAACTAAATCTTCATATGGAGCATCTAAATCTAATTCTGTTATGTAAGCTTCACCTTCAAGGCTAATAGTTCCAGTTTTATTTTTTATAACCGCTTTTATTTCGGAACTGTTTAAGAAAGCAGTTTGAGCAGCTTTATATCCTGCATCGCTTACATAAACAACACCATCACAGTCTGCTGACCATTGTTTAGCACCAGATATATTTATATACCAGTCACCACTATCTTTTGAAGATGCATCTATAGTGTCAGCTTGCATTTTTATTGATGTATTTTGTTGTCCACCTATCGCTTGTTCGCCAGCATATAATAATAGGTCGACACCTCTTACCACTTTGTCTTTTACTGCTGTTTCAGCCATAATATCATCCTTTCGTATTATTTCATTTGAGTCTCTACTCTATAAATTAAAATGCCGTGGTAATATTTACCCTCGGCATCCGTTTGTTCTATTATTCTACTTGAATCCAAGTAGAAGTATATTTGCATATCATCGAACATTAGTTCTTGATTCTGTAATAAGCTATTTACTTGCTTCATTATTTCTCTAACTTCTTTTTTACCATTATAATCTGAAAAAATATCTATAGTTTGATAATCCTTGTAAGCAAAATCTGTTTTAGTTGAATTGTCACCGCCATAATCTACACCAATTTGAATATATGGGCATTTAGCATCTTTAGGTACGCTGTCATGAACATCATAAGGAAGCTTATTTAGTAAGTAATACAGATATTCTTGTACTTTTACATCAATCATTTTGATATCCTTTCAATAAGCTTATCTAAGTCTTTATCTAGCTTATCTTCGTTTTTCTTTACTGCTGGTTCAAAGAATGGCTTAGCTTTTGTTCCTGGATGATGAACTTCTTTTGCGAATACATCTGTATTTCCTTCTTTCCAATGGAGTGCTTGTTTGTCTTTTGGTTTTATCGTGTGAGGTCTTGTTCCGTATTCAACTGCTGTGGCGTACGAAATGTTTGTTCCTGTTTCACCACTCATTTTGCCAGTTATATTAGTAGTTATAGAACCTCTAAGTCTGCCAGTGTCAACAGGACAATTTCTTTTAGCCTCTGTTTCTATACCATACAAAGTGTTTTTTACTAAGCTTGATACTTCATTTTCTATATTTTTAACATTGAATAATTCTCCAGCTTCAACTTGTACTTTAATTTCCATTAGTCATCACGCTCCATAACTACCATATAACACTTGCCATAATCTGCTATAGATACTTTCTTATATTTTTTATCCTTATATGATATTTTAAAATCAGCATCTAGATCATCTAATATTTTTTCTTTGGTAAATAGTTTGTTTAGAGAATATGATATTTCTCTTCCTTTGCTATCTATAGATTTAACTGTATAAGGTGCTACTTTACATTTTATTGTCTTTAATTCTGTCTCAGTTTCTTCGTAGCCCCCCATATTATCAGATATTTTCTCTACAACTAAAATAGTTGCTTTTTCTCTGTAATCCATTACAACATCCTTAATCTTTTAGATTTAGATTTTATGTTTTCTTTCTTATATAAATCTAAAATACCTAGATAATCGTTAAAATCATCAGTGCTATAAGTTGTAGATAATACATCTATCTTTTCTGTTGTTATTCCCTCTGCACCGATTCTACGATATCTTTTTATTGCTACTTCCTCTGCTATATACTCAAGTTGCTTTGGTATTTCATTGCCTTCTAAATATACAGATAGATAATTAGCAGCATCACTTAAAAGGACAGTTAGAAGTTTATCCTCCGAACTGTCCTTTGTTAATCCTAATTTTAGTTTTATATTTGAAATATCCATAATATTATCCTAATATTCTAGTTGCTAATTCTGGATACATTGTTTTATATCCGTAAAGTACATCCATAGATAACATTTCTTTTTTAGTTTTCATATCATACCCTTTTACAACTCTCAAAGTTATACCATTGTAAGAAGTTGTGTAAGCTTCTACACCACTTGGCGCAGCTAAAGGTCTAGTTACAAATGCGAAAGCATTAGGGTTAAATGCTAAGTTAGCAGTATGACCTTTTTCTATTTTTATAGTATCAGTTGTAGTTACTTTTGTTTTAAGTGCAGGATATAATTTAACTGTTATGCTATTTGTAGAAGCTGTAGCATCTTCTGTTACAACATAATTGTTTTTAGCTATGTTGATTATATCACCTTTTTTAACATTTCCTGTTAAAGAATCTTTTGATAATGTTATAGTATCAAGTCCTGCATTAGTTTCAGCTGAAGCTTTTATTCCTGTTGTACCGCCTAAAGAACCAGCTTCATGTACTTTTATACCTTGAGCCATGTAATTATCTAATCCCATAACTCTACCTATAGAACCTTCTCTTAATGCTTGAGTTGAACCAGATTTTTCAGCATTTACTATAGCTGGAATAGTAGTAAAATTAGCGTCAGCTTCTGGGTCCCATATAGCAACTCTGCCAGCTATAGGCACTTTATTTATGTTTAACATTTTTCTAGCGTCAGCTATATCATCTAATGTTGAAGGAGTTGTTCCAGCAGTACCAACACAGTAAGGTATATCTTTGTATAATTCTAATCCATCTGCATTTATTTTTTCTGCTAATGCAACTGCTGCAGGTTCTAAGAATAATCTGTTTAGATCATCTACATTAGTAACCATTTGAATAGATGTAAAGTCTACATCTACAGTAGCAAATTTATCTAATGCAACTTCTACAGAATCTTCAACTACATCTTGTGGTGTTGTTCCTGTCGCTTGGTTGAAGTCCTCTGCTTTTAATACAACTGGTTTTTTAACTTGTATTTTAGCACCTTTTCCTTTTACAAAGTCGTTAGAATAGTCTTTGTAAACTAAGTTAGGGAATACTAGATTTTCTATTAATCTAGGTAGCAATTGTCTTGCTATCTCTTTTACTTCAATAAATTGATTTGCCATTAATCATCAGTCCTTTTCTTATTGTATTGTTATTTCTTATTAGCAAAGTATTGTCTGTAATATTCTTCGTCTGTCATGTCAGAAGTATTTTGATTGTAATTAGCTCGTTGATATGTATCTTTGAAGTTTCCATTGTTTCTTAGGCGCGCACTAACTCTTTTTTCAACTTCTTCTTCAATTCGTTTTTCAAAAGCTTCACTCTCTGCTTTTTTAAGAGCTTTAAATTTTTCTAAGTTAGCATGTATTTCTTCTGCATTATTTCCACCGATAAATTCTGCATATTCTTCTGGAATATTATCCACTTTTAATTGTTTTCTCTTTTCTTCATTTAAGTCTCTTAATTCCATACTTCTTTGAAGTTTCTCATAATTAGCGTTAGCTTGTCTGACTTGTTCTTGTAGTCTTTCATTTTCTGTCATATTTGCAAGTCTTTGGGCTTCTTTTTCTTTTTCTACTTGTTGTCTAGCTTTTATTTCAGCTCGTTTTACTTTTTCGTCCGCTTTCTTTTGCCATTGAGAATACTTTCTATCAATCATTTTGTCTAATTCTTCTTGAGTGATATTTAATACTTTACTTTCTCCACCTTCGCCACCATTAGTATTATCTATATGATTATCTTGTGGAGGTTCTTCTCCACCTTCGTTGCCTTCTGCTAATAGTTGAAGGTTCATTTTTAATTTGTTATCTTCCATTTTGTATTTCCTTTCCGTTTTAGTTTCGTCAAACATATTTCCATGAAGCTTTTTAAGTCATCATCACGTTTTGGACATAAAAATAAGCCCTTTCGGACTTTTATTGTTTTTTTATTTTAATTCCCATTCTTTACAAATGTTTTTTATTGATTCTTTTATATCACATGTTTCTTGGAAATCATAAGATATTTTAGCCATTAAGTCTTGGCATATTTTTTCTGCTTGTTGTCTTGTATTTGCCATTAAGTTAAATCTAACCCAATCAAAACCACATCTTACTTGTCTTGGCATATCTTCAAGTGTAACTTTGTAATCATTTGGATTATTATTTAACATAATAAATTTTTTATTTTTATATGTAAAAAATATAGAGTGATAATATTTTACTTTTATATTTTTGTTTTTTTCATCAATCTCTATATTATTTAACTCGATAATATAATATTCCTCATATCCAAGTTTATTATTTTCAAAAGCTATATATTTTTCTGCATCTTCTTTATTATTAAAATATCCTATAACATCCCAATCTGAATATTGTCCACAAAAAATTCCGTAAACCATTAATTCCTCCTTAAATATTTATAACAAATAACGTTAAAATAGTTACGTTATCAGAAACTCCTTCTACAACTTGGCAGATGAGCTAATTTATTTAATTTTCTATTTATTTTTTAAAGGTATAAACTATCAAGGTACTTTTTGCAAACACCTTAAAATCGATTTCAGAAGGTCGAATTATGTAAACCTTTTTGTTAAAATTATGTATTTATTTCAGATACAATTAATTCAAGTTTAAGCCTTGTAAAATCATTTGTAGTACCTGTTATTTTATAATCAGTAATGCCTTTTATTTCAAAATCATCTAACTTTAATTCAAATTTTTCTTTTGTGTTTTTGATGCTAAGTTTATGCAAAAGATTCATTGCATTTTCCTTTACATAAGTCATTTCAAATATATCTGGTTTACAAGGATATATTTCTCCTTTAACACCTTTTATTATAAAATCTCCTCCGTTAGCTTTCATTGTCCCTTCTAACGTTTCAATTAAACAATATGCTTCATCTATAGTATATTTCTTGTAATCGCAGTTATATGTTTTTACCTTATTTTTACTTATAGCATCCATAAACCAGTCTGGTATCTTATCTATATAAAATTGAAAAGCTTCTATTTCTACTGGTTTCTTTCTATATTTAGCCATTAATATTCTCCTTCTTTATAATCAGTTACGGGAACGACAGTACATCTACAAAAACAATGCTTTTACCGATGAAACGGAGGTACATTACTTCCATAACTTACTTCGTTTATCGGAATCACCTCCCTGTCCATGCTTTCACAGTCAGCACATGTTCTTTCATCATAAGCAACACATATTTCAACTGCTTTTATTCCATTCTCTTTGTATCCGTCTATATGTCCTTTAGTTGTAAAGAAATTTGTTTCTGTTCTTATAAGTCTTTCAGCTTCATACTTAGTAACTTTTTCAAACTTTCTTACTTCGCTACCCATTTTCTGAACTGATTGACCTTGTATTAATCCTTTTGTAATAGTTTCTTGGATTTTATTCAGCGTAGCTGTTTTGTTAGTCCATATTCTACTGCTAAACTGTCTACCACTCCAAGGATATCTAATAGCTTCTTCAATAGCTTTCTTAGGTAATACAGCATTACTTCTACCTACATCTTTTAAAGCTTCTTTATATGTTCTTTTGTAAGCTCCAGTTAAATGGTCTGTCATAGTCATTTGCATGTTGTTTGTATGCTTTATTAATTGTATGTCTATTGCATCTAGTAAGCTTTGTAACCTTGTTACATTCTCTCTAGCGCCTATTCTTTGCCATTCTATTAGAACTTCTTTACTATTAGTTTTATTATACAGTTCTCTTAGTTCTTGGACTTTATCCCTGTATTCTCCTAATTCTATGAGATTTAGAAGCTTAGTTGCTTCTGTATAAGTTAAATTATTTTCTATAGCATATTTGTTGTAAAAATCATTTAATTCTTTTGATATTTCTATATAAGCATCATGATAAGCTTTACGTATTTTTTTTATAATCTTATCTTCTGATAATTTACTCTTTTTATCTCTGTCTAGCATACGTTGATGCCAATATTCTCGGCTTTTCATACCAGCATAGTATTTAGCTTTTCTACCCATAAATAAACCTCAAAGCAAGCATTATAGTAAAACTATAAAAGATTGCATCTCCAAAACAATACAGTCTCTTTTTTGTAGTTGCGCTAGTAAATATTCCTATGCTATCTATCATTAGCACCAAACCACTAACTATTAGAACTATCCATGCTATTATCGTTATTAACATCTTCGTTTTCTCCTTCATCATCTTTTTCAAGTTTTGGATCACCTATATTACTATCTCGATATATATCCATTACTTGCATCTTTTCTTCATCTTCCTTTTGTTTACGTTCTATTTCTTCTTTTGCATTTTCTACAAAAGATAATTGAGATATAAGAGTTTCATCAGATAAGATTCCGTTTAATTTCGCTACCATATCTGCCATTTCTGTTACATTCGTTGGCAATGCTCTAGTAAATGTAAGTTTCACATCTCTATAATCAAAGCTTTTATTGTTTTTAGCATTAATAACATTAGTTACAAGTTCAAGCATTCTTTGTATAGACTTCTTCCATTTACGTTCTTTTTTACTCATGTCTTTTTCTAATCCGAATAACTTAAATTTCAACGCTACTCCAGATGCATTTCCAGCGAAGCTTTCATCAGTTAAAGGAGGTGTTTTAGTTAATTTATGAAAATCAGCTACTAATCTATTTAATGTATTTTGTATATATGTATCATTAATATCTTTTACAAGAAATTTAGCATCACCATCTTCATCAACTAATAGTATCCTATTATTTTTCATATCTTTTACATCATTTTCATCTGTAGCACTTAGATTTTTAAGCATTAAATAAGCGTTATCGAAATATTCAACTTCGTTAATGCAGCTAGATATGATACTTTCAATAGCATCTACAAGTGATATTTGGTTTTCAAAACAACCTTTTCGCTCTGTATTTTCCATAAACTCAATAACTGGTATGTCACCAAAGTTATGTGTTGATTCTTCTTGCAATGTTAATGTTCCAGAAGGTCCTGTGTAGTGATAAATTTTATCTTTAGTCCACAATCTAACATCCAGATTAATTGTATCTTCTTCAACATCTTCATATTCATAATATCTTATAGCGCCTATCATATTCTTAGATAAGCTTGTATCATGAATAACAAAACAGTTCTTAGCAGATTCAGTAGCAAATCTAACATTAGCTTCTTCATCTGTATAAAGTATTAAGAATGCTTGTCCGTCAATCGAAGTAAAGTGATCTAGTTCCATATTGCACTCTTGAAAGTCATTGTATTCTAATATATTATCAAGAAGCTCCTGTTGAGTTTCGTCCTTACATGTAAATGTAATTGGTTCTCCAGAAAAATAACCTGTTCTTATATCCACAGCGTAGCTTGGTAAAGATTCTATTATTTTATAGTTAGGTTTATTTTCATCTGCTTGTTTTCTAAGCAGTATTTTATGCTTATCACTATAATAATTTTCATTCCTTATAAACTTACCTTGAAATTCTTTATGTCTAGATATAAGCTTCTCAACATCTTGTGGTTGAATTTCTTTTACATTTGTTTGAAAGAATGGCATATCATTATGTAATATCACTTTATCACCTCCTATATTCCTAAATTTAATTTCTTAGACTTAATTCTATTTTGTCTAATTTCATCTTCAATTCCATATCTCGCAGCATCTATTAAATGGTTATTCTTATCTGGATATTCACCTTTAAAATTACCATCTTTGTCTTTTTCAGTTTCATATCCTAGAAATTCTCTAGCTGCATTAGGACATTTATCACTATCTATTATTATTTCTTCTATTTCTTCTGATAGAAACTTTATTCCATAATCCACACTATCTGGACCTTTTTTAGCACCTTTTATTTTTAATCCGAGATTTTTAAAATCTGCTATGCTTTTAGGTTCAGCACTATCAGCTATAATAAGTTTAGGGTTTGGATCTAGTTGTTTTATTTTTTCTGCTGCTTTTGAATTGGATAATCTGGTTTGATATATTTCTTTAAATATATATAATCTTTTTCTTGTTTTATCATAATTCATAACAATATAAGCAAATGGGTCTTGAGCATAACCCCAGTCAAGTCCTCTTTTTAATCTATCAAAACTATTTATTTCTTCATCTGTTATTTTTCTTATCGTTACGTTTAAGAATACTTCTCCACCTGTACCAGTAACAGCACCTAAATAATCATGTTCATATTTAGTTATATTTACTTTTTTAAGATGTTCAGCTTCTATTATGAATTGTTCTCCTAACCAATCTTTTGGAACACTCCTGTAATCGCTATGATGTACATATTTATCTGTTCTTTCGTCTAATACTTCCATGTTCGCCCAGTTTCTTTGAGATTCTGGAGGGTTAAAAGAATAAAATACAAAGAATTTAGGTCCACCACGCATAAGAGATTGATTTATATTTCTTATCTTATCGTAGTTCTCAAATTCGTCTACTTCTTCAAACCATATATATTTTATATATCCTTTTGATACTTTTATAGATTTAACTTTTTTAGGATTATCAGCACCTCTAAAAAGTATTTCTTGACCTGTAGGTATATAAGTTAATCTTAATGGTGAATAACTTATTTTCCATTTGCTTGTAACTTCTAACTTATCTATGGACCATAATATTTGTTCAAACACCGAGCTTCTTAAAACATCTTTTACACGCCTAAATATAACAGCATTTGAATATATTCCTTTTTCAGCATCTTTCATCATGTTAAGAGGTATTTCTGTACCTATAAATGATGACTTAGTACTACCACGGCCACCTTTAAACCAGTAATGAGTATGTTTCCCTTGCTTTATATCATGATGTACTTTATAGAAGCTTGGAGCAATCAATTCTGTTAAATTCATTATTCGTCATTTGGGATATCATCTATTATTTTAACTCCCATATCTCCATTTACTTCTAGTTTTTCTGTGTACAGTCCATATCTTTTACCTAGAAGTTCAGCACATTTATTAGAATCTTTTATAGATATTTTTTTCTTGACTATTTGAGGTTCATTCATAAACTCTCCAGTATTTACAACTACAACAACTTCTTCTTCTAATTCCTGTCGCATACCTTTTGTAAGATATTCTAATACTTCTGTTGCATCTGCAATTCTATTTGATTGCATTTGTTGTAATTGTTCATCTATGTATTTTTTAATGTTGGTATTTGTTAGTAATTTACTGCTATTCGTTCTTGCTGTTGCATCTTTCTTACAATTAGGATAAGCTTTCTTGTAACTTTCAGTAGCATTAAGTGATTCTATATAGTAGTCACAAAATGCTTTCTGTTTTTCGGTTAGTTTCACTTAATACCACCCCTTTCTAATTTATTTATCAATTTATTTCTATACGTATTATCATTAGTTAATCTAATAAGACTTTCTATGTCCCTTTCATTTAACTTATCGTCAATCTCTCTTTTTATAGCCATAATAACCAATATTTTAGCTTTATAAAAATTATTTACATGTGTATGTCCGTTTTCAAATTTCTTGTTTGTATTATGTACAACAAATCCGTCACTACATCTATAAATTGAATACTCTTTTCTTTGAAATATTTTTCTACTCATTTAGATCAACTCTTTCTTTGCACAACAAAAGGAGCCCATGAAGGGCTCTTTTCCAAATTGAGTATGAGATTAAAATCTGTTTCTGTTGTTGTATGATAGTAATTACAATTAGCAAGCTACAGGATTCGAACCTGTATCACATGGGGGAGTGATTTCCATTACTTGCACGTTGCTGAGGTTTTACCCCCAGCTATTTCCTGTCATAACTAAGCTGTTAATTATATACTTAATACTTAGGGAGGACACAAGTCTGTGCCAAGAAAAAACTGTAGCAATTATACTAGTCAAATAGGTTACCAGGCTATCTGACATTCAATAAGAGTTCGTAAAAAAAACAACCTTTATATTTTCCTATAATACAAATATACTATAGTTTTCTGTCCAAAAAAGGAACTTTTACGGAAATTATGAGGTAACTTTACGGAACTTTTACGGAAATCATATAAGTGATTTTATTTTATTTATTATATCGTTTCTCATAACTCTACATTTTTTATCTGAGTAACCTATTTCTTCCCCTACATCTAACCAGCTTGGTGCTTTTTTTCTGTTTGAAAAATATCTAAAGCTAACAAGTCTTTTCTCTTCTTCTTTTAGCAGCTCCAATGCATTTTCTATTTTTCTAATTTGTCTCTCTTTTTTATGTATCTTATTTTCTATTTCTATTATCTGTCTCTCTTTTGCAAGTACTTCATTTTCAACTGTATTGCTTATATTGTTAGTTTGTCCTGTTCTTTCATCAGCATAGCTAATAGCTTTGCATCCCTTGTAATCTATCTCTAAATATTCTAAATCTATTTTTAGACTGTTTAACTCTATTTTCATAGAATTATAATTGTATAACTTACCTTCTGCATCTGAAAATGTTTTATCTTTTTCTATTGTTTTACTAGCCATGCTCCCACACTCCTGTTATAATATTATTAAGGAATTTGTCGGAATGTGAAAGCATTCCTTTTTTTATGTCAATTATTTGTATCTTACATATATAACTTACTCACTATCCATGCACCAATAACCACTATAATTATTGCATCTGCTATTGCTCTATTCATATTCTTCTATCTCCCAATCTTCTGGACTATTATGGTATAACGGACATATATCAAGACTAGGCAGTAATTCCAATACTATGCATTGTCCATCTTCGCATTCATCATATCTACTACATTCTTTTTTTATTGTTAGTAATGCTTTTTTTATTGATTCTTTTCTATCTTCCATTATTCTTCCTCCAATAAGTTTTTATTCTCGTATATATTTCCTATAACTGTACCAAATTCAACTTGGGCATCACATATCAATTCTTCATCTCCATCTGCATAATAATCAAAATAGCAAACAAAGAATGCTCCTCGTTTATATACTATTTTTCCTATATGTTCCCACGTTGAACCTATTTCTCTATCGTCTACTCCTTCTAATCTTATTATATCTCCCTCATATATTTCTTTGCCGTTAGCATCTTTATAACCTGTATATTGTCCAGCACTTTCCTTATCTACAATAAATACTTCTCTAATACCAGCTGTTACGTATGCATTAGATGAACCATCTATAAAAATTGATTGATGTAATCCATAACCATAAACCCATCTTTTATCGAATTTGTCATATCCTCTGAATTTAATTTCTCTCATTTTTTATTTTCCTCCTATCAAATGAATTGTATTGTTTTGCTTATGATGATCATATATAGTAACATCTTTTCTTTTTATTTCTATAACCATGTTATATGTGTATCTATATTGTATTGAGGATAACTCAAATTTGATTATCTCTAATTTTTTAGCTTCAATTTGTCTTTTCATAAATTCAATATCTATATCTTTTATTTTTACTCCTGGTACATATATTGGTAATATTATTTTTCTATAATTATGATTTTTCATAGCATTAATAATCGGATTTACTACTCTCTCTTTATACATTGTCTTTATAGCTTCTTCTCTATATGTATACTCTTGTATTTCTTCATCTTCATCTAACATAGTCAATATTACATTTCTTACCCTCTCTGGTCTTAAATTGCAGTTCTTGCAATTAAAAACTAATAATGCACTTCCTCTTAAAATTCTTATAAAGTTATCACATCTACAATCACATTCTTTATGCCAGATGCCCTTTTTTATCTTTATTCTTTTATTCATATAGTCCCTCCAATTCCTTTTCAGCTAATTTAATTGCTTCCAATGTGCTATATCCCTTTTCTATGTATTTCTTAGCCAGTTCGACTAATTCTTTGTATCTTGCTAATATCAATTAATCACCTCCTAAAAGAATGTCAGTTTATTATATTTCACTTGAGCTCCAATCATTTTTTCACCTAATCTACTACTAAGTAATTTCTTATATCTCCGTTTTTAAAATATATTTTTATTTCTCCATGATCTAATAAATTATCAAAATATATTTTTATATCTTTCTTAATAATTAATTGTTTCAAAGAGTTTATATAATTTGTTCTTTTTACTTTGTCTGTTATGTTTTTTTCGAGTTTAACTGCTAATATAGCATTAGTCATTTCCGACATTTCTATTGTCTGTATATCATTTGCTATATGTATTAGTCTTTCTTTTGTTATCTCTTTCATTTAAACCTCCTTATGCTGTTATTCCTAATTCAATCAGTTTTATTTTAGCTTTATCTATTCTATGTTTAATTGTATTTTTTTCTACTCCAATCATTTTTGCTATTTCTATATTTTTATAACCTTCTGATTTCTTTATAATGATTTTTCTTATGTCATATATTTCGATTTCTATTTTTTTTAGTACTTTTAATAAATGTTCTAAATCAACTTTAGAAGTATAGTCATCTTTTTCATAAATCATAAGGTCTTTAAATGTTAAACCTTCTTCATCTTCAATATAATCATCTATTGAATTTTTGCACGTATATTCTACTTTTCTTTTTAAAGTTTTTTGTTTTGCTACATAGCAATTTATTTCACTTTTTATACAAATATAAGCATATGTACTAAATTTAGCACCTTTACTTGGATTAAATGTATTAATAGCTTTTGCTAATCCAATCATACCTTCTTCTATGTAGTTTTCTCTATCGCTTTCTGTAGTTTTTTCATAAGTAAATTCTTTGTTTATAACTGAATAAACTAATCCTAAATTTTCTTCTGCTAACTTGTTTTTTTCTTCTGTATTCAATTTCTTTATATCCTCCTATATAAAACTTAGTTGTTCATAATCAACTTGTTTTATTTCTTCCTGTTTAAAATTTTCTACTGGATCTAAATATTTTACCTTGCCACATTCATAACTGCATTTGTTATCGCAGTCTTTGCAGCATTGTCGTTTGCATATATTATTTAAATCCAGTTCTATATCACTTTCTATCTGTTCAAATAACATTAATTCTTTTACTGCATCCATTCTTGGGCATCCTAGAGTTGTTAGGTTTTCACATTCAAATTCCATTGTTATATACCTATTTTTTTATTTTCTCTATTCTCTTTTATTCTTTCAAGCTGTCTTTCAAGTTTATCGTCAATATCTTCTATAGCTGCTTCAAATATATCATCATCTAGTTCTGTTAATTGATTAAGCATAATCCAAACATCTGCTACTTCCTCTGCTACATGATATATAAGCCCAAGTACATCAGGATTGTCTCCTCTTTTCCATTTCATAATAGCTTGAATTAATTCAGAACATTCTTCTACTGTTTGGTCTAGTTGTTTTTCTAATCCATAATGATTAGCTATTTCTTTTATGGAACTTTCCTTAAATTCATCTATTTGTATCACTTTTTCACTCTCCTTTATATATTTAAATATCTTTTAATAACTTGTATAGCTTCTTCGCAACTATAACACACTTTTACTTCATATCCTTGCTCCATTAATGCTCTAATCCATTTCTTTTGATTATCTGTGCATTTATTTCTACCTACCTTCATTTCAAGAAATAGGCCATGAGAATTTCCTCTAGGAACTGGTAGGAATAAATCTGGCACTCCCGATTTTGTTCCTGTGGCTTTTAATTTTCTAGCTTCCGCTTTATTTCTATATCCCCCATTAGGAATAGCGAATATTAATTTTAATTCCGAATATTTACAAGATTGTAAATTGCACCATTGAATTAAAGTTGCTTGTTCTAAATCCTCACCTTTCATGTTTAATCCTCCATATATTCCCATATTAATTTTTCACCTGTTACTGGATGTTTTCCTGATGTCTTTAACTTGCCTCTGCAACATTTTGCAATCCCTGTTTTATCTCCGTTATATTTAACTGCCGCTTCTACTACAGATCCAAATATTTCATCTGTAGTTATACATCTAACTCTTTTAGATAACGGGTTTTTCCCACCTTTTCTCATTTCACTTAATTTTCGTTTAGTTTCTTCTGTATGATATCTACCTTTAGATGTTTCACCAATTTTTTTCTTAGTTTCCTTGCTATGTTTTTTCCCTTTTCTCATTTCACTTAATTTTCGTTTAGTTTCTTCTGTATGATGTATAGGTCTGCATAATCCTATTTTCCATGCATGTTGCTTATTTTCCTTACCTGTACACCATTCTAAATTTGTTATTGCATTATTTTCCTTATTTCCATCTATATGATTAACTTCTTTTTTATTTTCTGGGTTGGGTATGAATGCTTGTGCCACTAAGCGATGAATTATTTTAGTGTATTGTTTTCCGTTTTTATGTAAGTTTATTATCGAATATCCACCTTTGTTTTTTCTAGATTTTAATGCTCTAATTTCTTCTGTGTTTCCATAATTCAAACTTCTTACATTTCCTAAGCTACTAACTTCGTAATTTTCAAATCTTTCTATAGGTTTCCATTGTTCTTGCATATATTTCGACCTCCGTTATTCATTTCTTAATTATATTATAATACGTATTTACGTATATTTCAATACGTATTTACATATCATATTTTTTAATATATAATTAAATTAATAAAAATATATTTAAATGAGGTGATATATTGAGGTCTAAATTTACAACTACACTTGATAGCGAACTACTTAAAGCTATTAAAGTTCAAGCTATCAAAGAAAATACCGATGTATCTAAGATATTAGAAAAGTTAATAGCTGATTATCTTAAGTCGAGAGAAGGGAAATAACCTTCTCTCTTTTATTTTTATCCTTCACTGTTTTTATTTAGCTGATATCTCTCCATATTCCCTCCTATTTTGCTGTTCTGTATGGTGCTAACATTGTTACTAATTTATGTACTAATATTTCTTTGTCTTTTGTTATTTTCGCCTCACTGTTTATCGCTGGTCCTCTTTTTTCTTCTGCACGATATTCTTCTCTACAAGTATTACTACAAAATCTTTGATTTGCTCTATTACTTGTATATTCTTTGCCACAATAATCGCATATTTTTTTATTAGCATTTTTTATAAAATTTATTTCCCATTCCTTTTTATACGGAACGCTTTGTCTTATAGCTGATGCTACAGCTCCAGCGTATATTTTCTTGCCATATACACCTGTAAGATACTTCGCTACTGCATTTTGTCCTGTAAATTCTAATACTTCTCCAGTTTTTATATTTTTCACTTCGATTATATTTTTTTCCATTACTATTCACCCCTTTCAAATTATTCCGCTACATATTCCCAAATTAACTTTTCACCTGTTATTGGATGTTTTCCAGCGCTTTTTAATCTGCCTTTGCAACATGCTGATATACTTTGATTTGCTACATTGTATTTTTTTTCAGCTTCCCTTATATAATCGAAAGTTTCATTTGTAGTAATGCAAATTACTTGTTTTTTATGTGCTTCGCCCAATTTTCTTTTATGTTCTTCTGTAAACTGTTTACCTTTATGAGTTTCACTCATCTTCTTTTTAGATTCTTCTGTATGTTTAATTGGTTTATGCAATCCTGCATTATACGCATGCTGGCAATTTTCTTTCGCTGTAGCCCATTCTAGATTTGATACTCTGTTATTACTTTTATCACCATCAATATGATTTACTTGTGGTTTTCCTTCGGGATTCGGTATAAACGCAACTGATACAAGTCTATGTACTCGTTTTATATATCGTGTCCCATTTTTATATAGACTAACGATTAAATATCCATATTGGTTTTGGGTTGGTATTAATACTTTGCCTGTTAATTTATGTCCTGAACAACTAACTCTATCTAAACTTCTTACTCGTCCCATATTGCTCACTTCATAGCTTTCAAATCCTTCTATTTTTCTCCAAATTTCCATATACATCGACCTCCTTGTTGTATTTTTATATCGTTCTATATCCTATAGTTTAATTTTACACCTTTTGGTATAAATATTCAAGTTTTATTTTATACTTTTAAGTATATTTATATACTTATATATGTTATAATAAATGTATAAATATAACTTATACTGGAGGTGATTATATGAATAATAATCCTATAAAAAATGAGATTAAAAGCATTATTGCTAAGAAAGGAATGACCATGACTGCTGTTGTTGAATTAATAAACAATAATAGGGATACTGCTAATAAGACATCTGTCCAAAATCTCAATAACAAACTCACAAGAGAATCCATTAAATATACTGAAATGGTAGAATTAGCTGACGTTTTAGGTTTTGATATTAAATGGATTCCTAGATAAATTCCAATGAGAAATAAGGTAAATAAACCTTATTTCTTTTATTTTTAATCGTTTTTTCTATATTGCATCTCTTTAATTTTCAATTTTTCTAGATATTTTTCCAGTTCCTCAGGACTTAGTTTGTATTCTTTTACTTTGCTGCACTTTTTCTCGCTTTCGTAATTGCCTTTTAACTTTATTTCTCCAGCTTGTAAGAAAAATACACCGCCGTTATTATGTCTTGGTTTTATTTTTTGAACTGTCACCTCGTCATGTTTTTTAGATTCTCTTCTCAAGCATCCGCAACTCTTAGTTGTCCCACTTTTTAGATTACCTTCTCTCACGACTGTTGTATTTCCACATTCACATTTGCATTTCCAGTATTTTATACTTCTTTCTATATGATCTAGTTCTAATACAACTAATTTTCCATATCTTTCTCCTGTTAGGTCCATTATTTTTTTGGGTTTAGTAAGTTGCATTTCGTTTATATATTTTTTTATTGTCCAATCACTTCTATTTAGCTCATTTGAGATAGCAAGTATTGAATAACCTTTGCTATGCAATCTTTTTATTTTTCTCTTTTCTATATCTGATAGTCTTTTTGCCATTTGATTACCCCCTTCTGAGGGACTAACAAGCCCCTGTAGTTACTTTATAGTTTTTATATGCTCCAATAAACGTCCTTGAACTTCTGCAATGGTTTTTATTTCCTCATAAGTGCTATTTTTCTTGCATTTTTCTAGTTCTAAAACAATTAGTAATTCTATTTCCTTTGGTGTTTTGCCATAAAATCCTAATTCTTTTATAAGTTTTATGGTTTTTTCGTTGTAATTTTTATACAGTTCCATCTCCGCACCCCCTATTTATTTCCTATAGGATAATACATTAATTCTTTTCCGCAGAACAGATAATATCTAGACCCTTTATCTCCATCTCGATTCTTATCCAGAATGACTTCAACTAATGTATAGCCTTTTTCTTTTTTATCTCTCATGCTTTCGATAAATTCTTCTAGTCTAGTACCTTCATTAAAACCTGTTCTTTTCCATGCTTGTTCTAATTCCTTCTCTTCTGTAACTTCATGTATGTAAACCACTTGATTACTATCTTGGTATATTGCCCTTGATTCTCTACAATAAGTTTCTCCATGCGGTCTATAATTTCCAGTACCTTTATCCGCTAACTGTGTTAGTTGTATTACTATCATGTTGAAATCTAATGTTATATTCTTTAATTCCCTCGACAATTCCGCTACCTGTCGTTCTCTAGAGACTTTTGTATCTGTTGGAGTTAATAGTTGTACATAATCTACTATCAGTACGTCTGGCTTATACATTCTTAGTGCCTTTTTAATTTGTGCTATCGTGCTTATACTATCGTCTATTCTCAACTTATCTGTATTCAAACTTTCCATAGTCTCTATTATTTTCTTGGTTTTGCCTGAAGATAACTCTCCGCTGCGATATTCTTGTCTTGTTATCCCTGCATAACTTAGTAAAATTCTCTCAGCTACTTGCTCTTTACTCATTTCTCTACTAACTATTAGGACTTTTTTGCCCTGTTTTAACATATTAATAGCCATTCTTAAGCTCATAGCGCTTTTACCAACTCCACTTTTAGCTCCTATAGTAAGTAATTCTTTTTTAGCTAGGCCACCTTCTGTTAACTTGTCCACTATTTTTATTCCAGTTAATACACGTTCTATTTTTTCACCTAGCTTGTCAAACATATTTGATATTATAGAACTTAATGCATTATCTTCATCTACTTCTTTATTTGCCTTTGTGCCAGTTTCAAAAGTGTTAATGCAAGCATTTATATTTCTCCCTGTTTGAATCCCTTCTATAAGGCTTTTAGCAAGTTCTATCGTGTCTCTTTTTTGTTTCATTTCTTTTATTTCACCAATATAAAACTCTATATTACTTGCTGCTGTAGCATATTGGTTTAAATTCGTTATATACATCATTTCAACTGTATTATCTATTTGTTCTATCTTATTTACTAAACTTATTAGATCAATCGGTGATTTTTCTTTATCCAGTAGCTTCATTGCTTTATAAATAACTCTGTTATATTCGAAATAAAAAGTTTCTTCCGATAAATCCTGTATTACTTCAAATAAGTTAGGTTCTAACAATACCATCCCGAGAACTATTCTTTCATATTCTAAATTGTATAAATAATTGTTCATAAATCCTCCTATTCCCCAGGTCCATTTATCAAGTCTAGCAAGTCTAATGATGATTCGATTTTTGTAGTTGGTTGAACTGATTCACTTGGTTGGTAGTTTTCATCTAAATAATCTATATAAGCTCCATTAAAAAATGTGCTTCCATGTTTTATATATTGCTTGTCTGTATTTTCTTTTTCTTTAGCATATCTTTTTACCGCTCTTTCTAATTCTTCTGCACTTATCTTTTCTTTTGTAAGTATTCTTTTAATGTACTTATATGCTTTAGCTTTATCTTTCTTATTAGGATATAATTTCCATATATTATCTATAACATCTAAAGAAATAACAGCATTATTATTTGTATTATTAATATATGTATTATTATCCTTAACCTTTTCTTCCATAGGGGTATGGAACTTTTCTTCCATAGGGTATGGAACTTTTGGTGAAGGGGTATGGAACTTTTCTTCCATAGGTTTACTTATATACAACCTTCTTTCTTCTATACTTTTGTTTCCTTCTTTATATATGATTTGTGATTTTATATATCCCTTTTGTATTAGCTGGTTTATCCATTTTGAAATAGATTTCTTAGATACCTTATATAACTCTGCAAAGTAATTATTACTAGCCCAGCAATAACCTTTTTCATTACATAAAGCAGTTATTTCCCCATATAGTAGCTTTGCATTAGGAGTTAAATCATTATCATATCTTACATTAGCTGGAATTATCGCATAATAAGATTTTTGTAATTCATTCATTATCTGCTCCCCCCTTTTATAAAATGTCAAATTTCGTATCTTTATAGTTATATTATACTATTTTTGTCTTACATTGTAAATACTTGTCTTGCAAAATAATATAATGATATTGCTTTATCTTACTTAAATATGTTAAAATGTAAATAAAAAATAAAGGTGGTGTGTTATGACAACTAAACAATTTACATTTAGAATGCCAAATGATTTAAGAGAAAAACTAGAGCAAATAGCAATTAAAGAAGATAGGACTTTATCAAATCTAATAATTAAAATTTTAAAAGATTATGTTAAAGTTAAGTCGGAGAAAGGAGAATAAACTCCTTTCTTTTTTTGTTACTTATCTCTCTAGTTTCTCTATATAGTTTGCTTACTGTCAATCTTAGCTTGTAATTTACTCCAATGAAATCCACCTGCTGTTTTTTGTTTCCCTCTGCAACATGCGGAAATACAACTTCTATTTATTTTGGTCTTATCAGCAGCTTCTTGAATGCAACTATAAGTTATACCTGTTTCTATACATAAAATTTTTTCAGCTTGATAATTATCACCATAAGCGAATTGTCCCTTTCTATGTTCAGATATTCTTCCTTTTACTGTTCCATAATTGAGATTATATTTTTGAGTACACCATTCTAAATTTTCAACACAATTATTAAGTTTATTTTCGTCCTTATGATTAATTATCGGATAATTATTTGGGTTTGGTATAAATGTCTTTGCTACTAATCTATGAACTAAAAAACTTTTTTGAGTTTTGTTTTTATTTAAATTTATCATTTCATATTTACAGTTTTTTCTAAAATAAGGTTTCTTTATTTTTTTAGTTTTTAAAATTTTAACTTCTCCTAAATTACTTATCTGATAAATTCCTTCATAACCTTCTATATCTTTCCAAATTCTTTTAGGTAACATCATATTAATTTTCTCCATTCCCTATAAGATTTTCATATCCTAAACATACTGTATCGTACTGTTGTTTATTTAAATTTTTAGGCTCTACATTAAATTTCTTAAAAATTTGCTCTTTTACTTTATCATTATTAAATCCTGCTTTATATCCTAATGCGAAAAGTCTGGCTAACTGTTTGTCCGATAATTTTCTAGTGCTTGTTGTATCTATTTGACTATGTGATTGTGATTTGTTGTTATCTTCTTTGCCATGGATTGCATCGGCATCTTTACAGTCATCTAACAATAACAGAGACCCTAAAACATACTTCCTAGCATAACTTGATGTTGCTCCAGTAATCTGACTTGCTTGCATACCTTTTATGTTTTCTGATTCTCTTGCTAGTGCTTCTGTTTCTATAGTTTCGCCACTCTCTGCATCTATAAATCGTGCAGTGGCTTTTATGTAATATCTATCTCCGATAAGTTCTATTTTGTCTTGTAAAATAATTGTTGCATTATTTTTTACAAGTAATGGCTTTACTGCCTCTAGAATATCCTCACAGCTTCTATAGCTATACCCCCCAAATTTATTAAATTGAGATTTTGGAGCTTTAAGCTCATTTTGTATAGCTAATAATTTTTGATATATATTTTGAGCCATCTTTATATCTCCTCCACATATTTCCATATTAATCTTTCGCCTGTTGGTAATTTCCCAGCCGATTTTAATTTCCCTTTGCAACATGCTGATATGTTTGACCTGTTAATATTATATTTTTTTTCAGCTTCTATTATATAATTGAAAGTTTCTCCAGTAGTGACACAAATTACTTGTTTTTTATGTGCTTCACTCATTTTCTTTTTAGTTTCTTCTGTTATTACATGTAATCCAGTTTCCCAAGCGTGCTGTTGATTCTCTTTTGCCGTTACCCATTCTAAATTTGATACTCTGTTATTAGTCTTATCTCCGTCGATGTGATTAACTTCCTTTTTCCCTTGTGGATTTGGTATAAATGTAGTTGTTACTAATCTATGTACATTTTTATTGTATTGCTTACCATTTTTATATAATTTAACATATAAATATCCATCTCTCTGTTTTCTTAGTCTAAGTTTTTTAGCTGCTCCAGTGCGTCTATAATTCAAGCTTCTAACTTGTCCCATGTTGCTTACTTCATAGTTTTCAAAGTCCTTAATTGGTTTCCATTGTTCTTGCATAATACTAAAACTCAACCTCCTTATTTATCTCTAATTCTTCTATATTAAGTCGTAAAGCATATAATAAACTGCTTTCGTAACTATCATGTTTTCTATTTCCTATTTGTTTTAATGTGTCTTTATAGTGTTCTTTAAATATATCTAATGTCATAAACTTTCTATTTCTTAGAGCAAATTCAGCCCCTTCTATAAATCCTAGTCTGCCTTCTGGGTCAGTAGTATTTCTGTATAGTCTAACTAGGAATAATCTTTGTTCTAGTGTTTTTATGTCAGATTCTTTAACTCCTTCTGATTTTAATTGAATTTTCATCTTCCGAGTTCCCCTTTGCTTATGTTATAATTAATTAAACGTTAATAAATGAACACTTATTATATGTCTTTTGTACCTCCCTAGTCACCATTAGAGAGGTACTTTTCTTTTTATTGATGTGTCATGTCATATTCTAGATCTATTCTGTCTCTTTCCATTTGTGCAAATTCTCTTGCTTCTTCTAATGTCATTTCTTCTTGTTCTTCTGTTAATCTTCCAGTTTGTAACATTGCTATGTATTCTAAAAATGTAAACTCTGGATAATCTTTTGCTGCTCTATCTAGGTATTCTGGCGAACAGGTAATAGTCATTTATATCACCTCCCTTATGCCTTCTATATAGTTGTCTAATAGGTCTGATATATCTCTTAATAGGTCTAGTGCATTGTAAGCTGCACTTGTAAATGTGATGTAGTGTACTTTTGTGTTGCATTCGTATATTGATATTGAAATGATGTAGTAGTTTTCACCTTTACTAGTTTGTAAAGATAAGTTGATTTCAGCTTTAGCAAAATCTATATTTTCATTTATAAATTCTGCTTTAGCAAATAAACCTAATGTTTTTACTCTAAAATCTTGATTTGTCATTTGTTATTCCCCCCTTATCTCCAGTTACATTTTGAGTTCATTAACTCTATAAGTTGCTTTACAGTCATGTTTGGATATTTATTTGCTAAGTAGTTTAGGACCTCTGGTGTACATTTCATCTAACCACCTCCTTTACACCTTCGATAACTGCATCTAATACTTGATGCATCTTTGAAATTGTGTATTCTGTGTCTCTACTTCCTGTTGATGTGTATAGAAATGTATCTTTTGTTTTGTATTGGTCTATTCTAAGAGTTAGACTGTAAAATGGTTTGTCTATTCCTTTTAGGTGATGTAATCCTAGAAAAGCACTTATAAAGCCACTGTTTTCGTTGATGTATTCAACTTTATCAAATAGCTTATTTACTTCTTTTCTGAACTCTTGATTTGTCATTTGTTTTCCCTCCTTTATACGGCTTTCATATTTCTTCTTTTGCATTCCCCTAGTTGATAAAATATTTCTTCGTCTTTAAATAACTTATTGCATATGTCGTAAACTCTTTCTAAGTTCTCTCTAGAAGGTGTTAATGGACTTTTTACAGTTATCTTAACCCCTCCATTTTGATATATTTTTTCTTTCATATTGCACCCCCTAATAAAATATGTTGCCTAAAATTTGTCCTATTCGTGGATGCTTCTCCACCAAGCTCCAAATACGAAGCCTAAGCTAAATATGATACTTACTATTATGTATTTTGCTATCATGATGCCTCCTATCTGCTATAATCAACTACTGTGTTATTGCCTTGTTTTCTAAGTAGTGCAAACTTGTTTTGTAACACGTGAAACATTTTTATTTCTGCTTGGTATGGAGTTATGATGCTCCATTCTTCTCTAAAACCTCTAGCTCTTAATATGTCTGATACTGCTTCTACTTCTCTTTTGAAGAAATGTTCTGTTCCTGTGTATATCGCCATATTTAGTTACCCCCTAAATTAATACTTCTTATTTACTTTTTTCGTTTTCTTCTAGTAATTTTTCAAGATCTTTTTCTTTCAGAAGTTTTTCAATGATTTTTATTTCACCTTTACCAGTTACTCTTGTTGTTCTAAATGTGAATGTTCCTCTTGCTGTTTTCTTAGTACCTTCTGATACTTCTAAATAACCTCTTTCAACTGCATATTGAGTAGCTTCTGTTGAGTTTTTACATACCCAGCCCCAACTTCTCAGTCTTTCATATAATCTTCTTTCTCCTATAAGTATCTTGCTATTTGATTTTGAGATTGCTTTAGCAGTTTCTCTAACTAATTTTGTGTTTTGTGATATAGATATTTGAGTTATCACTCTGTCTTTTTCTGCAATTTCTTTTTTAGCATCTTCCAGTAATTTGTTTTTATTGTCTATTGTCTTTTGCGCTACTATTAAAGCTTTAGCCATTATTGTTTCATCATCTTCGTCTTCATCGTGTGGTATGTAGCCACCAGTTTTTCTAATTTGTTTTAATATTTCTTTTACTTTCTTTTTGAATTGTTTTGCTATTGGTTTTCTACTTTGCATTAATACCTCGTAAAGTCCATCTTCTGTTAAAAATAAGGCAGTATAACTATTAGTTAGAGTGCTTAATTGATGTCTTGCGACTTCTGCATCGTCTAAATCAGCATCTTTAACCATTTTGCTAGGATTGCTATGTTCTATCCAATTCGCTACATCTTTAGCTAAAAACAATGGATTTTCTTCTGTTCCATAAATTTTAAAATCTTGTCCCAAAACTTCTTGATTATAAATTACTTGTAATTCTTCCATATTTAATCCTCCTAATTATAAAAATCTGATTTTGTAACTTCGTTAACTGGTAATCCTAACTCTAATTGCTTGTTATGATCTTTTATTAATCCATCTTTTATAAGAAGTAATCTAAAGGTTTCTTTACCTCTAGGAGTTATAAGTGTTTGTGTGTCGCTATGTCCCCAAGCAGTTGTAAATTCTTTTAATTCAAAGTACTTCATCTTATTTGCATAAGGTTTAATTTTTCTTTTTTTATCTCTGTAGCATAAATTCTTTTGAATTAACCACTCTGTAAAAGTTCTTTCTTTTATTCCTAATTCTTTAGCAGTATCTCTTATATTTGTAAGTAAGTTGTTATCTACTAAAGCATCAAAGTACTCTGCTTTTGGAGCCATTTCTCCAATTACCTCTGATTGTTTCTCTATGACTTTTGTTTGTTGTTTATTTTCTAGTGCTAATCTTTCATTTTCTTCAACTTGCACTAATAAATGTTGCAATGCTTCTTTGTATGTAGTTGGAACTTTTGGTTGTTGTTCTTTTATGTACTGTTCCATTTTATTGAACTTATTAACATATCTTGCTGTAAATAATATTCCTTTTTCACCAGTAAGTTTATTAGCTAACATATCGCAGCCTAATTTAGTGCATTCATAGTATTTGTTCATCTTTCCACTGTTGTCTTTATATTCATTTGCTATAAAATAATCACTAACACCCATTTGGTTGTCAGTTAAAACTTTGATTATCCCTTTTCTGTCAGTTCCTCCGTCTAGCATTCTTAATACTTCCCAATGTTTCTTTTGCATCATTTCTGCTACTTCTCTTGATGATATAGTTTGTACTAAGTTATTCATTTCGTTTATGTAATCCATGTTATTTAATCCCCCTTAATTACAAATTACTGCATACTTTTCTTGATTGAGTATCCTTTATGTGGACTTCATGACTAAAAAAAAGTTCTTCTATGCTGACGTCAAATAAATCAGCCATCGTCTTAGCTTCGGTTAATGTTATTTTTCTTCTTCCTGTTTCTTTATTTGCATAACTTGTTTTAGTTACTCCTAATACTTTTGCTAAATCTTCTTGAGTGTAACCATATACATTTCTGTATATTTTTAAATTCATCAAGTTCATTCTTGCACCTCCTTGATTTAATTTATACTTTTATTATATATACGTTTCGTGTACTTGTCAATAGTTTTTCCGAAAAAGTTTTCTGTTTGTTATACTTTCTTGAAATAACAATTATTTGTTCGATTAAATATGTTATAATCACTTTATAATTTAGAGGGAATAGTATTCAGAAAGTAGAATATTATATATAGAGGGAAATGAGTGAGAAAGAAGGAAAAACATGATGAAAACACAAGGAAATATACTAAGAGAATTGCGACTGGAAAAAGATATTACGCAGGAAGATTTGGGAAAAGTTTTGAACGTAAGTAAACAAACTGTAAACAATTGGGAGAATAATAGAAGAAAATGTGATTCAGATACTTTGTTTAAGTTAGCAAAATTTTTCGGTGTTACAGTTGATTATTTGTTAGGGATTAATGAAAATAAAAAACCTATCGAAGATCTAACAGAAAAGCAAAAGCAAGCACTTCAGCTGGCAGACCAATTATCTGATGAAGAATTCAACAATATAATAAAGCTTGTAATAAGCATGAAAAGAGGGACTTAATTTTAAGCCCCTCTTTTTTACACAGATTTATTTTTTTCTACTTGTTTTTGCATTTTTTTTATTATATCTTCTAATATTTCATCGTCTACTAATAATATTTCTTCTTTTCTTTCTAATAATACACTCTTTTCTTCCAAATAGATTCCCCCTTAACTCGTTTTTCATAGAACAAATGTTCTATTTTATTCTTTATATATATTATACACCAAGTTATAAGTTATATATATTATTTTTTCGAAATATTTATAACATTATTATACTACTAAACATTAAGTCAAAAGAGGTATTTCGAAATATTTTATATGTATATAGGGGAAAAATTAATTTTTTATCAAATTATGTTGGAAAGTAATGCTATATTGATAGCTTTCTGCTACAATTTAAGAAAAATAAAAAAGAGGGAGTATGGTGAGTTATGAAGAAAATATTAAGTATTATATTATGTGCTATGTTGTGTATTAGTGTTACTGGATGCAGTTCTCAATCGAATAGTGATTCAGTTCAAGCAAGTTCAGAAAATGTGGGAGGAAATAAAAATTATTCATTAGAATTAACAAATGGCACATTTAAGGTGGGTGAAGATTTAGATCCTGGTAAGTACATACTTGTAAAAAATGAAGGTGAATTTATGGGTAGTTTCGATATTACAACAGATACTACAGGAGATATAGAATCTTCTATTGATTCTAATGCCTTCGAGAACTTTACCTATATAAAAGTCAGAAAAGGTCAATACTTACAATTAGATAAATGTACTTTATATATTCCAAGTGAATTAGGAGATAAATTTGATTTTTCTAATGAAAAAGAACTTACAAACGGAATGTTTAGAGTTGGAAAAGATGTAGAACCAGGAGAATATAAGCTAGAAATAGTAAACGATGACGATAACGCTCAAGGCTGGTATTCTTTATATAATAATTTAGGTGGAGGTTATAAAGGTGGTCCAGACTTACAGGATTCAGATTATTTTTCAGGAAGTAAATTAATAACATTAAAAGAAGGTCAATATTTGAAATTAGATAGTAATACAAAAGTTATAAAATAGAAATAATATAGATAAACATCAGGGCAGTTTTACCAGCTGCTCTTTTTTAAGGAGGAAATAAGATGTATGCAATGTATTTAAGGAAAAGTCGTGCTGATGATAAGGATATTCCATTAGAAAAGGTCCTAAAAAATCATTACAATATGCTAACGGAATTAGCTGACAAGTTAAAAATACAGATAGAAGAAGAAAATGTATTTCGAGAAATAGAGACTGGAGATAGTATTTCTATCCGTCCAAAGATGCAAGACCTACTAGAAAAAGTATCAGAGGGATTATATGAAGGTGTTTTTTGCACTGAATTATCAAGGTTATGTAGAGGTAGTAAGATAGACCAGGAAATTGTATCTAGTACCTTTACTGCTGCGGAATGTAAAATAATTACACCAAGTAAGACTTATGACCTTGCGAATAATGAGTTTGATGAAGAAATGGTCGACTTCGGACTGTTCATGTCTAGAAGGGAATATAAAACTATTACTAAACGTATGCAACGAGGTAGAGAACAATCTGTAAAACAAGGTAAATACATAGGTTCTATTCTTCCTTATGGCTATAACAAGGAGAAATTAGAAGGAGAAAATGGCTTTAGGTTAGTTATAAACGAAGAAGAAGCACATATAGTCAGATTAATATTTAAGTGGTTTTTAGAAGATGGTGCTGGAGCTAGTATAATAGCGAAAAGGCTTAATCAAGGTGGTTATCCTACTAGAAGTGGTCGTGTATGGAGTTACAGCTCAGTAAAAAATATATTAACAAGCAATGTAGTAGCTGGATATCTTAAACATGGAGAAAGAAAATATAAGAAATATATAGATACAAAAGGTAATGTAAAAAAATCTAGACCAGTAAATGCTGCTGTTGAATATTATAAAGGATTGCATGAGGCTATTATACCTTTGCACGAATTTGAAAAGGTGCAAGATATATTAAACTCTAGAAAGCAGCATAAATCTAACTTTGATTTGCCACTTAGTAATCCACTTGCTGGGCTAATAAAATGTAGTGAATGTGGAAGGGTCCTGATAAAAAGACCATGCCCACAAGGTAACTTTTTATATTGCCCTACTACTGGATGTAAAAACATGGGTTCTTATCTAAATAGAGTTGAAGAACATATTTTACAGGCGTTATCAAATACATTATCTGATTATGAATATTATGTAGATAATTATGAGCAAGAAACAATAAAAGAAAAAAGAAATGTAGACAATGATCTAAAAAGAATTGAAAAAGAAATTGAAAAACTAAATAAGCAATTTGAAAAATGCTGTACATTCTTAGAACAAGATGTATATACTATAGAAATATTCAAGGATAGGACCAGTAAAATAAAAGATAAAATCAAAATACTAGAAGAAAATAAAAAAGTATTAGAAAAAGAATTTGGTAGCGATAAAGTTATAAAAATAAAAAAACTAATACCTAAATTAGAAAATGTATTAAAAAATTATAATACTCTTAGTATAGAAGGGAAAAACGAATTGCTAAAAAGTATTATAAAAGAGGCTATATATTCTAAAAAGAAAAAGTGTAAAAAAGGTAGTGGTGAGGATTATTTTGAATTAGAAATAACACTAAATATATAATTATTATGTATAGCATTGATGTGCATATGAATTAGCTCGTTAATGCTATACATAAAATAAGCTAGAGAATATAATTTCCCTAGCCTTTTTTACGTGTTATTTTCCTACATCATTATTATCATAGCACTTGCTACTCCAATTCCTAGATATGCAATGCGCCCTGTAACTTCCAGCATTATTTTTTTCATAGTCATTACCTCCTTTACGAGGAGTATTGACTGCATCTGGAATATTTATACATATTATCTAAATGCTATCGGTCGCTATCGGTCGCTATCGGTCGCGTCCGATAATCCTATTTATAAAACACTTCTACATATTTTGGTGATGCTGTTATATAAACACCTGATTTTAGTTTATACATATCTGTTCCAGTTCTTTTTACTTTTTCAACTATAGTATAAGCTCCACCAGCGGTAACTTTGCCTATTACATTAGCAGCATCAAAATCTGGTTTGCTATGTATGTTTATATCTTGTAATATTCTAACGTATTTAGTTTTATTAGCTTCTTGCTTTTCTGTATAAGTTACTCCAAAATATTCACATACTGCTTTTGCTACTGCTTCAGCACATTTTTCTTGATGTTTTTTATCAAGCATAAGTTTTGCTTCATTCCAATAATCCATAAAACCATACTCGATTAATATTGCAGGCATATTAGTTTGGCGTAAAATAGCTAGTGTAAATCCACTCATATCTACATCGCGCATTAAACCGTAACTATATTCATAGTCTATGTCTTTTTTAAGATGCTTAACTGCTAATTTTCCTAATTTTATAGATTTTTCAGAACAATTTTTAGTTCTTAATACTAATAACCCTTTAACTCGAGTTTGCCATTTAGCACAGCTTCCTATTGCATTATAGTGATTTGAAATTAATATATCTGCACCTTTTTTATTTGCAGTATTTGCTCTAGTAGAAAGTGGTATATCTGTTTTACCTGTCATATCTGCTGTAAACATTGTATCTATACCACATCTTTTTAGTGCTGTTGCTAGATATTCACTTACACCTCTATTCCATTCATTTTCTTTTATGATCTTTCCTTTTTTTCTGACTAATTCACCATCTATGTATAAATTTTTTGACATTGGAACTGATTGTTTACCTTCTGTATGCATGCCATGTCCTGCATCTATAGCTACTAAATATTTTTTACTCATAATAACACTTCCTTTTCTGAAAATAAAAGATGCTTAAAAAATCGACCTTCTTATCGACCTTCTAAGCACCTTACAGTTACCTTATAAAGTATTTATACCTATTCTTATTCCCCAACTCCTGGAGTAGCATTATTGTTTAATATTCCCATAGCTACTAATATAGGAAGTACTGAATTGACATAATCTTGGAAATTAGCTGGAATAAAAGTTAAATTGAATTGTTGAGCAGTTAAAACTATAAGTGAAACCACTGATACCCAAAAGCATTTATTTTTTATTTGTTCTTTGATATTAAATTTCATCTTATTACCTCCTATTAATTAAATAAATTATTTTGTATTGCATAAAAGAAAAAACTAACTAGTGCTGTTATAATTGCATAAGTTAGTTTGTTTAAATTTATTGCTAATTTATCTATGGTGCTACATAAATTATCTAATTTTACTGTCATTTCTGCTTGTCTATTTTCTAATTTGTCTAATCTGTCAGAATGTGCGTTTATCCTTTGTTCATGCGTTTTTACTTTGTCTTCTAGTAGTTCTTCATTCATACTCCTACTACTCCTTTATATATATATTTATTTTCTTCTACAAATTTAACTATATCTCTTTTATTTTTTATTTCTTTTGCTATATATCCTGTTACCTTTGCTGTTGCCATAGATGTACCTGTCATTGTCTCGTAAGAATCATTAAGGTATGTACTGGTTACATTTTCTCCTGGTGCATATATAACACAATCCTTAGAGCAAAATTCAGATATATTCCCGTTATGATCTAAAGAACCTACGCTCAATCCATACTTAGCAGGATATTCAATTTTTTTGTTATTTCCACTAGCACAAACAACTGTTATATTTTTATTTTTTGCTAATTCTATTGCTTTTTCAATTTCCTTATCTTCATCTTCGAATGAGATTGATATATTTATTATATCACTTTTATTGTCTATAGCGTAATATATACCTTCTGTTATATCTTCTGTATCGCCTTTCCCATATCTGTCTAATACTTTTATAGGTAACAATTCTATATTAGGTTCTACAGAGTGTATAATACCTGCTATATGTGTTCCATGGCCAAAATTATCAGTTGTATTTTGAGAATTGCCTTCTTCTGTAAAATTCTTACCATTGATAATACAATCCCTAAAATCAACATGTCTAAATATGCCTGAGTCTATTATTGCAACTCTCATTTATACCGTTGCCAAAAATCTATAAATATCTATAAATCTTGTTTAATTCCCTGTTCTACGAATTCGATTTTGGAAATTATAAATAATAACCTATTTTCGTTTGATATAACTCTCCAAGGGCGTAAATTCGGATACAACGCATCCTACATATCAGCATTATCTTGTTTATGATACTATACTAATTTATACTTAGAAAGATTAATACTAGCGTTTAAATCTCTATCAATCACAAGTCCACAACTGCATTTGTATACTCTATCAGATAGCTTTAAATCCTTCTTAATCTCTCCACATTGGCTACAAATTTTTGACGATGGATAAAATCTATCTGCTACGACTAACTTAATTCCTCTAAAATTGCACTTGTATTCAAGTTGTCTTCTAAATTCATAGAATCCTTGTTTTCTTATAGCATCAGATAAATGTTTATTTTTCATCATATTAGAAACTGCTAAATCTTCTATTACAACTCTGTATGGTTTGGTTTTCACTATACTTGTAGTAGTTTGATGAAGATAGTTATTTCTAATATTAGCTAATCTTCTATGTGTCTGTTGTATTTGCTTTTCAAGTTTTATAATATTTTTAGTTTTGACATACTCCTTTCCTTTTTTATTTTTTTCATACTTTCTACTTATTTGTCTTTGTAATCTTTTTAGTTTCTTTTCGATTTTTTTGACTGTACAAGTTTTATTTATATTTTTATATACTGTGCCATCAGAACAGATTGCTAAGTTTTTCAATCCTAAATCTATTCCTAATGATACATCTGTTAATTCTTCTTGGATTTCTTCCTGCTCTATACCTACTGATAAATACCAATATTTGTTATCATAACTTATTCTCGGATTGCTATATTTAGCTCCAATAGATAGTTGCTCATTAGTTTTAATCCAACCTATCTTTTCGATCTTAACTAATTTATTATCCTTGACTTTAAGTTTAACATTGTCATGATAAAAAGACTTCTTACTTCTTTTTCTACTTTTAAATCTAGGTTTACCTGACAATCCTTTAAAGAATCTTTTATATGAATCACAGGCATCTTTTACAGCTTGTTTTGCAATATTATTAGATACTTCATTTAACCAACTTAAGTCAGTTTTCTTTAATTGAGTTATTTCTTTTCTAAGAACACTATCAGGTATGAATTTACCACCACCTTTATAATTTTCTTCTTGCCTATTTAAAGTCCAATTATAAATAAATCTTGCAGTCCCTACTGATTGCCATAATTTTTCTTCTTGTAGTTCACTTGGGCACAATCTAACTTTCTTTGCAAGTATCATCTTCTATCAACTCCTTAATCATTTTCTTAGCTTTATTAGCTCTTTTACCTTGAAGTCTGCAGCTAAATACAGTGATTATCTGAATTAAATCTTCAACTAATTCTTGCTCTTCTGTCCTCTCAGTATTATCTATAATTTCAATAGTAGTCCCATACTTATCACAAAGATTTTTTATTAATTCATATCCAAATCTAATTAATCTATCTTTATAAAGGACTACTATCTTATCTATTTCTGAATTAGTAATCATATCTATTAATTGATTTAATCCTTTTTTATTATAGTTTATTCCACTTCCAATATCAGAAATAATCTCGAATTGATAACCTTTTGCATACATATATGTTTTTACATTTTCAATTTGCTTTTCAAGGTCGTCTTTTTGTTTATGAGAGCTAACCCTACAATAACCAATAATTTTTTTATTTTTAGATTCCATATTTTTAAGTCCTAAGAAATGATTAAGTTGTTCTTGGGAATAATATCTCGTTCCACCTACTGTTACATGATGTGGTTTTAAAGTTCCTTTATTATCCCAATTTCTAAGTGTTTGAACCGTCTTGCCTATTTGGTTCGCAAATTCTCCTATTGAGTAATATTTCATTTATTTATCACCTCAATAGTATTATACCTAATCTATAAAATTTTACAATATATTTATAGATATTTATATATTTTTATATATTTTATTTAACTGTTAAGTTCCTCTTTTCTTACATAACAAAAGGACTGTACCGCTACAGTCCTTTTAAAAATAGATTTAGTTTTTTTAATTATATATTGTTTTTATTTTTTGTATTCTCACATTTTACATCTTTTTCACCCCCTTACAGTTATTATACTATAAGTTGGTTTAAATACCATTTTTAACTGCTCTATGATCTTACTTGGTATTTACTTGGTAAATTAGTTCGCAATATTTTTAAATTGCGAATTAATTCATTTTTGCAATAAAAAAAGAACTATTCA